TTATTAAATTTTTAAAGTTTTTATATATAATTAAACCATAAGATATATGAAAAATAAAAATTTAATTCAAGAAAAGATGAAAGAAGATTGCAAATATTATATAGAGGAAAACAAGCAATGAAAGATAAATTAAAAGATAATCAAGAAGAGATTGACTATCAGAAAGCGGTCGCAATAGACCCAGACAAGCTTGACGAGGAAATCTTTTCTCAACCTGGCCTTTATATGAAATTTTCTGAAGTGTACGCTGAAACAGAAAGAAGAAGAGAGAAACTGAGGCGCAAGCTCGAAATTTTGGAAGCTGAGTTAGACTTTCAGATAAGAACAAGGCCGGAAAGATTTGGATTGAAAAGTTTGAAATCTGTTACAGAGGCTCTCGTTAAGAATACTATCCAAAAACAAGAAGAGATCCAAGAACTTAACGAGAAAATTATTCAAGTGAATTACGACTTGAATATTGTCAAGGCAGCGATAACGTCTTTGGAACATAAAAAGAAGATGCTAGAGAAGGCAGTTGATCTTTATAATGGACAGTATTTCTCCCCTATCAAAGCTCAACATTCTATCAAGGGCGGCAAGCGTATATATTATGAAAACATTAACAGACAAATGTATCAAGGGTTGAATAAGAAATGAAGGGTTTCTGGCAAGAACAGACGCGATGTGGGTAGTAAATTCTGATTCTGCCTCCAGAAGACTACAAACGGAACATGGGTAAGATTTAAAAAATCCCTTTGGCAGGAAGGGATTTTTTAAATCTGGATACCGTACCGGCCAGAAACTCTTTTAAGACTTAGAAAGAAAAATAATTATGGAAAAATTTATAAAGGTTGAAAATAAGACTGGTGTTGTCTATGACACGAAAATCATAGACCTTGAATCCGGGGTCGAATTGCAAAATACAATAAAGTCATTAACAATAAATCCTTTAATTCCCGGAGAGATAATCTCCGGGTCAATGGAAATTTATGTTGGAGCATTAAATATTAAAAATATAAGAGTACTTGTAAATGAAGCGAGCGATAATTTAAGCGAAGTATATCGGACAAAGAAAGAATCGAGGTGGAGTATTTTATTTCAAGCGTTGGCAAAGGGATTTTTGAGTTTGTAACGAATATATGGATAAGGAGAAATGAAAACATGCCAATAAAGATATTGACAGAAAAAGTAATAATTGATGGAAAGCAATATAGGGGTGCTGTCTCGATGCAAGGAGTTCTTTCTAGGGATGAATTACCGCAGAGATATCTTGATAGTGATTTACCTGCATTCTATTTCAATACAATGTTTGGACGTAGTCTTGACAGTACAGTAAGAAGAGATACATTTCTTTTTTATTGTAATGGCATTCCTCTTTTGAGAGCAAAAGTATATCCAGAGAATGAATTTCAACAAATTCTTTCTTATATCCGAAAGGCGGGATGTAATTTACGACGAATAAAACAAGAGTTGAAATTACAGAATTGGAAAGGGCAAGAAGAGTTTGTAATTTAATTTTTTTTAAGAAGAAAAAAGAAAGGGGGTAAAACATGCAACAAGTTGAATTTAAGTTTAATATTGATGAAAAAGTTCGGACAGTGCTTCAAACAGAAGGAGTTATTTCACATGCAATGGTTGGAAGAGACGGAAAAATGTATTATGTTAAAACCATTCACACATCTGAATGGTTTTATGAAGATCAACTTTCTGCAATACAAAAATAATTTTTATATTGCAGTTCATTTTTTAAATATGAAAGGGGGGGGATTAACATTAGCAGGTCAAGTGAAAGAAGACAGTCTTTTCGGGAGCGTTCTGAACAAGGGGTAAAGGATAGAGAGAAGAGCGGGGGTCGGTTTTCCTGCGTCAATCTTAGTAAGATTGAAGGGATTAATTTCTTTAAGCCAACTTCAGATAAGAAACACAGGAATGAAATTGATATAATTCCATTTTTTGCGACTCAGGATTGGACCGGGAAGATGCGAAGTTTCAATGGGGCTATATTAGGAGTTGAGCCAGGAGATATGCTTTATAAATTAGAAGTTCCTGGACATGTAAAAGTTGGACAGGAAGAGAGAACGTTTTTGTGTCTTAAAGCGGCATTTGGTAAATCTTGTCCTATCTGTAATGAACGAGACGCTCTCAAGGAAAATGAAGATGCAGATGAGGATTTGATTAAGTCTCTCTATCCTAAATGGAAGGTGTATTATAACGTTCGAGACAAAAATGAGGAGGACAAAGAAAAGAGACGGAAGGTCTGGGAAGCATCATATCATAATTTTGAAAAGTTCTTTCTTGAAGAGGCGGACATGGGCGCGGATGGGGTTGTGATATTTGCCGATCCTGAGGATGGTAAGACAGTTCAATTTAAAGGGCGAAAAAAGAATTTCAGTGGTCGAAGCTATCTTGAAGCGGAATCCATTGAATTCCTCGATAGAAAGAGACAATATTCCGAAGAGGATATAAAGGAGTCCGTGTCATTTGATAAATATTTGAAAGTTCCAACTTATGAGGAAGTTGAGAAAGCGTATCTTGGGATAGAGGATGAAAAAGGAGAGAAAAAGAAGAAAGAAGAAGAAGAAGAATAAGAAATTTTTGAAATAGAAAATATTGTTTTATTTGAATTTTATAAACGATTGGAGAAAATATGGGAAAGAAAGAAGATGATACGATAGAATCGGTGATTGAAGCGATTGAAGATAACATAAACAAATTAAAAGCCCTTGCAGCTGAAAAACCGTCTGATGTAAAAGAAGATAAATCCGCCAAAAAATCAGAGCCTAAAATTGAGGTCGGATCGGAAGTTGAATGGAAGGATGATGATGAGGATGAACATGAAGGGAAGGTGACAAAGATCAAAGGAGATGTTGCAACCGTAGTTGACGAGGACGATGAGGAGTTTAAGGTTGACCTCGATGACCTGGAATTGGCTTAAGAAAGCTATTTTTAAATAGGTAAATTTTAATTTGTAAACAAATCAGTCTAAGCAAGAGGGTAGGAAATGTCCGAGAGAAAGTAAAAAGATACCGGCTTGTTTTTTACTTTCTACCTCTTGCTTAGAATATTATAAGGAGTGAAATATGAAATGGTAAGTATGTTAAAAGAAAAAACAATAAGTACAGATGAAGCGCTGGGAGTTATCATTGAAAATGAATTGGGAACGATTACGAAGACAACGTTGATTGCTTGGGTGCGTAAAAATAAGTTAGGCAAAAAGGTTGGTGGGCGTTGGAGGGTTAATGAGGAGAAATTCTTTAAATATCTCGGTGTTGATGGAAAATAGTATAAATAAAATTCAACCGAAAGAAGATGTTTTAGAAATGTGGAGAAAAGATTTATTTTTTGCGGATAAGTTAAAATGCAAAAATTCTCAACATGAGGTTTCAGAAATTTGGTTAAACAAGCGAAATCTAATTTTTGGAAATTTATCAATGGGGATAAATTCACTTATCCACTTTTGATCTATAGGAACAATAAGAAATGCAAACTTCAAAATTCATAAGGCGAGTTAAATCTGAGATTTCAGAGTTAGAGAAGAAAGATAAAATATTACTAATTCCATCAGGTTCAACCCTTCTTAATTGCGCATGTTCGGATTCTCCGTTGGGGGCATTTAAGGCCGGGGAAATAGTAACATTGCCGGGAGCAAGCGCATCTGGCAAGACAATGCTTCTTTTTACGATGTTTGCCGAGATGTGTCAAATGAAAAAATTTGATGGTTACGCATTAATTTATGACGATGCAGAGGAAGCATTGGCGATAAATATAAAAAGGTTATTCGGCTCAGATACGCAAGAAAGAGTAAAACCTCCAATTTATTCAAGTGAGGGTGATTCTATTTATAATCAAACAATACAAGATTTTCAAAACAGTATTTTATTGATGATTAAAAAAGAAAAGCCTTTTGTTTACGCGCTTGATAGCCTTGATGCTCTTTCTTCGGACGAGGAGCTAGCACGAGAATATAAGAAAGCTATGTTGAGTGTCAAAGATCCTGAGCAATTAAAAAAGTTAAAGGGTTCTTATCATACAGAGAAGGCAAAAATTACAGGACAATGCTTACGTATGATAAGAGGAAAAATAAAAAACACAAAGTCTCTACTTATCATTGTTCAACAAGAAAGGGCGAATGTCGGAGGAGGCATGTTTGAAAAAGAAACAATTACAAGTGGAGGTAAAGCCCCTTTTTATTATTCTTCCCATCAAGTTTGGATGAAGCGAGTTAAGTCATTAAAGAAAAACGAAAAGAAAATCGGAAATAGAGTTAAAGCGATGGTGACAAAAAATAAGCTAACGGGCAAAGAGCGTAATGTAGAGTTTGACATCTATGATCAATATGGAGTAGACGATATAGGAAGTCAGATAGATTTTCTTTTGGAAGAAGAAATATGGAAGAAAAGGAAAATGGAGATTGATGCTGTCGGGTTAGACGTATGCAAGATGAGAAGTGGATTGATAGCGCATATAGAAAAAGAGAATTTACAGCGAGAGTTACGTCGTATCACCGGGGAAGCCTGGAATAAGATAGAGTCTGAATTGAAGTTGAATAGAAAGATGAAATATGAGTAATTTATTATTTGCCCCAGAAGGTAAAAGCGAAATTATTGCAAAGGGAATAATTACTAAATGTTTTTGCCAAAATTGTGGCCGCGACGAGCACATGAATATCGAACAACATTTTTTTATTTTAGTAAAAATTTTTTATGAAAAAAGGGTCTGTTTAGTTTGTGGACATAAGTTTTATTTTAAAAGAAAACCATTGGAGCATAAAAAATGATATATGTATATACCGCAGATAATTGTCTAAAGTGCGAGAAGTTAAAGGCAGAATTAAAGGCTAATGGCTCTATTTTTCAGGAACGTTCAGCTGACAGAATAAAATCTCCTATCGATGAGATTGACAGAGAGGCAATGGTAGAGGCTTCCTTTATGAATATGAGTTTGCCAATTATGGTGGAGGCATAACAATGAAAACGTACATAGGTATCGATAATGGAACTACGGGTACGATAACAATTATAAATGAGAATACTTCTGTTCATTTCAAAACCCCTATAAAAAAAGAACTTTCTTATACGAAGAAAAAACAATATATTTCCAGGATAGACTATATTCAATTAGGAATTATAATGGCAAGAAATATAAAACAAAACGATGTATTTTGCTTGATTGAAAGGCCTATGATAAACCCTATGAGATGGAAAGCCTCTATGTCTGCGATAAGAGCGTTGGAGACAACACTTATTTATCTGGAAGAGCATTGGATACCTTATCAGTACATTGACTCTAAAGAATGGCAGAAATATTTCTTGCCTAAAAATTTAAAGGTAAAGAAAAAAGGAGGAAGGAAAATATCTACTTCGGAACTTAAAGAAGCAGTAGTAGATATTGCAAGAAGATTGTTCCCTTCCATTAAAACAAAAGATGCTGACAGTGTACTTATCGCGGAATATGCCCGAAGGATGAAATATTGATATGGATACTTTTTGGGAAGATAAGGTAGTTCATCAGTTAGCAATATTGAAATACAAATTTAAGAAAAAATGTACAATAGAAAAGTTTGAATCGAAAATAATAAAAATGCTCTATGAAATGGAATGTTTTGCTGAAGGTCAATCTCCAATCGATCTTATATTTCAATGTCAAATGACAATGAAAGAAGAAACTAAAAAAAAGATTGTTGAGTTATTGAAAAATGAAATTGTCCTGACATAGTCTTCGATGCTTTTCTGGGAGAATCGCTAAGATCGTCGAGAGATGAGGCGAATAGATTGTTGGCTATGTCAGGAAATTATAAATAATGTTTTTTAAATCTTCGGATATTCTTTCTATGTCATTTAAGGATTTAATGGGATGTAGATTTGGTAAATTAACAGTTCTCGGATTAGTAGGCCGAAGCATTAGCAGGCATTTAATTTGGAGGTGTTTATGTGATTGCGAAAATTTAACAGAGGTTTTATCTTCTAAATTAATAAATGGAGTAACTCAATCTTGTGGATGTTTACAAAAAGAAAGAACAAGAGAAATTCATTTTAAACATGGGAAGAGTAAAAGTAAAATTTATAGAACTTGGTCAGGAATGAAAGATAGGTGTTCTAATCAAAATAATGAGTTTTATTTTGATTATGGAGGTCGAGGAATTCAAGTGTGTGAAAGGTGGAAAGTCTTTATTAATTTTCTTTCAGATATGGGAGAACCTCCAACGTCCAGTATGACAATTGATAGAATAGACGTAAATGGAAATTACGAGCCTGACAACTGTCGTTGGGCAACTTGGATAGAACAAAACAATAATAAAAGAAAATGAAAAATTTATTTTATAGTATGAAAGTTAGAAATTTTTACGAAAACAAGAAATGACAATTAAAAGTTTAAAAATTTCTAACTTTCAAAGCCATGAAAAAACCTTCTTGAAATTTGATAAGAGGTTAAATGTGGTCTGTGGGAAGACGGATAGTGGAAAGAGTGCGTTGCGCAGGGCGATTGAGTGGATTATTAACAATCGCCCTTCAGGAGAGTCTTTCAAATCAAAATGGGGCGGAGATACAAAGGTTGAATTGCGTGTTAAAGACAAAGGAGTCAAGTCGCTTATTTCAAGGAAGAAAGGGAGAGAGAATCTCTATGTTCTCGGAGAGAAGAAATACAAGGCTTTCGGGCAGGATGTTCCAGAGGACATAAAGAAAGTTCTCAGAATGTCGTCGATAAATATCCAGAGCCAGATATCTCTTCCTTTCATGTTAACGATGTCGGCAGGGGAGACAGCTCGGTATCTAAATGAGACTGTTAATCTTGATGATATAGATATTGCATTATCAAATATCCAATCTACAATAAGACAAGAGAATGCTCGATTACAGGAAAGAAGATTATTAAAGTCTCAATATAAGTCTGATTTGATGTCTTATGAATGGGTCGATGAAACAGAAAAAAGACTTATTTTTCTGGAGGTTCTTGACAATGAAATTCAATCTTTGAAAATGCAAGAAGAAGAAATTCAAGCAATCGTTCAAAAGATTAAATTAGAAGAAAAGCATTTTGAAAGGTTATCTGGGGTAGATATTGATTTTGTAGGCAAGGAATTAGCTAAGATAGAAAGTCTCTCAAAAGAAATAGAGAAAGACAACGAATTAATTTCAAGTATTGAAAGTCTTATTTCAGACATAGATTATATGCAAAAAGAAATCAATTCTTTACAAGCAAGCAAGAAAAGTATAATAAAAGAGTTCGAGATATTGATGCCTGATGTTTGTCCTTTATGTGATCAAGAAATCAAATGAGAATATGTATAGTCTGTAAAAAATTAAAAGAAAAAGAATGTTTCTATAAGAATCCTGGCAATAGCACTGGATACGCAAAGAAATGTAAGTCTTGCGCCAGGCAGTATGCAAATGACAGAAGAAGAATTAAAAAAAGAAAACGACGATAATGATTAAGAACTACACATCAACCGTACCCATAGAAAGATCAATTAACCATATAGAGGCTAAATTGGTAATTCATGGGGCTAAAGATATTATGAAACGATACGATTCGGTAGGCAGACTCGAAAGTATCTGTTTCATTATTTTTGTATCTGGGAATAATATATCATTTAAACTACCGGCTAAGATAAATGCTTGTTGTGAAATATTGAAAGCGGAGATTAAAAGACCCAGAGACGGTACTTACGAAAAAGTCGAGAAACAAGCGGAAAGGACGGCATGGAAGTTGGTATCAGATTGGGTCGATATTCAAATATCAATGATTGAACTGCAACAAGCAGAATTTTTGGAGGTGTTTCTACCCTACGCCTATAATCCACAAAAACAACAAACATTTTATGAGCAGATACGAGAATCAAAATTTTTGGCATTAACGAAATAGAAAGGGGTAAAATCAAATGTTGCATAGGGGGTTTTATGAAAATCGATTAACCCAAGATAATCTTAGAGAAAGTATGTTTTCAATAAAATGGAAAAAAGAAAATGACAGACCAGATGGATCACAACTTGTTCAAATGTTAATCCCGAAATGTACCGAAAGAGATACGGAAGTTGCCGCCACCACATTACAAATCAAATAGTATGGGAGTTATTAACGTGATAGAAGAATCAAAGGAGAATTTTTAAAGTAAAAATATAAGGAGTAGTGCAAGATGAAAAATGCCGCTATATTTGGACTCATGGTTGAAGAAACTAAGGATAATTTAAATTCTGTTAATGGAGATTTGTTGGAAATATTAAAAGTGGCAATGGAATCTACGCATACTCATTGGTTAATGACAGATGAAGACGAACAATTTCAGGCCGCAATAGCTGCCGTTATGTTGTATTATGGAGAAGATCGTGAGGAATATAAAAGGTTGAAATGGGAAGTTGAACAAATAAGAAAAGCTGTTGCCCTCGTTAACGCAATACAGGTCGGATTATCTATTTCTCTAGATAGTTCTTTTGGAGAAAATTCAAAATTTTCTCCTATCGGATTATCTAAGTTATGGGCAGAGATTAAAAAGGGAAAATAAAATGCAAAAAGATATTAATACGAGTGATTTAATCCTTACAGCCGACTGGCACATTCGCTCTGATGTCCCTGAGAATAGAAAAGATGATTTCTTACATGCGCAAGAGAAAAAGATTGACTTCATTCTCGCGCAATCTGATAAATATCAAGCTTCAATTCTTGTCGCAGGAGATTTAGGAGATAAGTCGAAGTGGGAAAACTGGCTTCTAGAGAAATATATTAAGAAATTCAAAGCGCATTCTCAAAAAATATATGTCTTGCCAGGGCAACATGATTTGCCTAATCATAGATTGGATAAATTATCTGAAAGTGGGTTGGGAGTTCTAGTCGCAGCTAAAGCAATAGAGGAGCTAAAAATACTATGGCCAAAAAATATTGGTGAAATATCTACGATGTATAATTTTCCATTTGGGCATCATATAAAAATGCCCTCCTCTTTCGCGCCTACCCATAGAAAAAATATTGCTATTGTTCATCAACTCATTGTGCAATCGAAATTGTGGGCGTCCCAGGAAAATTTCATTTACGCGGAATCTCTTCTCAAGAAATTCCCTTGCTATGATTTAATTGTTTCTGGCGACAACCATCAGTCATTTGTAGAAAAATACAAAGACAGGATTCTCGTTAATCCAGGCTCTATCATGCGGTCAACTGTCGCGCAATATGATCATCAACCAAAAATTTATTTGTGGTGTGCGGAGGGCAATAGTGTCGAGGAGATAGAAATTCCAATTGTATTATCAAAGGATGTGTTTGATCTATCTCGTTCAGAGGAGATAAAGAAGAAAGACGAGAGAATGTTCGCGTTCATTGACTCGTTGCGTATGGATGGAGAGATCAAGATGAGTTTCAAGAAAAACCTTGAGTGGTTCTTCAGAAAAAATAGAGTCGATCAGCAAGTGAAAGATAAAATTTTCATGTCTTTAGAGAAAGGAAAATAGATGCTGCGATTGTACCTCGCATTTTTATTTCTTATATCTTTAATTGCGACAAATGGGGGCGCGTATCAAAAAGAAGATGATTGGATTAAGCATTGTGATATTCACCGATTTATTTGTGATGTTTGCGAAATAAGAGGAACTTTGCAAATTTATAATCGACATGTGCTTGAATGCTCTAATTGTAAATATCTAACTTTAATAAGTGATTATAAAAATCAACTGTATAGTATTTCTATTTGCAAAGAAATTAAATTGAATGCTCAAGATACAAAAATATAAAAAGGGAGGATAAAATGACGACAAAAGAATTAGCAATTAAGTTGATCATATCCAATCAAAAGATAGCGAATCTTACTAACCAATTGCTTGAATTAAGAAGATATGAAGCAGAAACAGAATTCTTACTTTTAGCAGAAATAGAAACAAATGACCAAGTGGAAAATATGCTGCGAGTCGAATTGGTCTGCGATGCTGCATATTTGCATACAAAAGAAAACGTAGGATAAAGTCCTGTAAAGCGATTGAAAGTGAGTTCACGTATAAATACTAAAAAAGGGAGTTGAAACAGCGTACAAACGATCCTACAAAGGAATTCAAGGGATTAAAATGGTAGTTTAGGAGTAAATATGACACTTTCTGAAAAATTAGTGGAATTAAAGGAAAAAATCGCTCAGAAAGCAAGCGAGATTGATAGGAGCAAAGGTAAGCTGTCTATGTTACACGATGATTTAAAAAAGATGGGATTTAAAGATATTCAATCTGCAAAAATAAAATTAAAAGATATTCAAACGAATTTAAACAATAAGCAATTTATATTTAAAAGAAAAATAGTAAAATTAGAAAATATGATATCGACAGAATTCAAAGAAAAGCTCTCTATTATATTCGGAGATGATGGAGAATAAGCCAATCTCTCCCTTTTCGACAAGAATTGATTAAATGGTTAAGGTGAATTAATATATGGTAGCTATATTTGTAAATAAAAAGGACATTCCTAAAGAAATGATAGCAGATTCAAGATTGACATTCATATCTCAAAATAGCTGTATGATAGGAGACTGGCAAATTCAATCAACGAAACAGTATTTCACGCTAGAGCATCTTATCATGTTTGACTATCTTAACCCGGTATCATGGACGATGCTCTTGGAGTTCATAGGCAATATTCCGCTAAAATTTCAATCATGCTTCAACGCCTAAGACAAATCATTGAACAGAAGAAAGGACAAAGAGACAAGGTTAATTCTCTTTTGTTATTTTGCAGGAAAGAGATTGCAGCCCTCAAAAAAGAACTAATCTATTCCGAGCAAGCACAGACGATCATTCAGAAGGTAGCTCAGGAAACGCAGAAGCAACTTGAATGGCACATAAGTGAGATAGTCACGCTTGCCCTCGCATCCACGTTTGACACCCCTTACACCTTTAAGGCTGAATTTGTAATGAAGCGAGGAAAGACGGAATGCAACCTTTTCTTTGAGCGAGACGGACATCAGGTTAATCCTGTCTTGGAAGCAGGTGGCGGAGCGGTTGACGTAGCAGCATTCGCCTTGCGAGTGGCTATGTGGTCATTATCAAAATCCAAATGGAGAAATACATTAATTTTTGATGAACCGTTCAAAAATATAAATGACAAAACAAGGAAGACGCAAGAAAGCGTTGCAAAAACAGTTAGGGAATTATCTAAAAAACTTAACCTGCAATTTATTATAATTACGATGCTTCCTGAATTCGAAGATATCGCCGATAGGATTTTTGAATTTAATCTTGTAAAAGGAAAGACGAAAATAGAAGCGAAACACAATGAAGAGACATAAAAGGCTATCGAAAGAGCCTTGTGAATTATGCGGAAGAAAGAGAAACGTTCAATATGTTGCCACGGATTTAGAGTATAGCTATTTATGTTTCAAGTGCTGGAAGAAATATCCTGAAGATGTCTTGCCCTCTGATAAAAAATTATATTAAGATGAATTAATGAATTATAAGCCATGTAAATATTATGAATTTAGCTGGATTGCCTTAGCAGGAAATCTGATAGGTTTTATTTGTTTGATTATATTTTTATCTCTTAGTTTTTAAAGATGAATACAAAAAAGAGAAAAAGAAATGAGGACACAAGATGAAATTTTAAGGAAGATAGAAGAAGTAAAGGACTCTGATTTTTTACAAATTAAAACAGGTGATTTGATTATCTATCTTGATTATGAACATGCAAAGTCGTATTTAAAGCCAGAGGTAATGGCAAATGAATGGACGCCTAATATCAATGAGAAAGAAAGTATTTTAAAAGAGATGCTTGACTATATGCCATTTGCCTGGGGAAAAAGCAAATGGGTGTCGGGGGAATTTCTGCATCTCGCTCAATGCAACATTATAGTATTTGGATATGGATGCTTGGTGAAGAAGAATTCTTTGCCGACTTAGAAAATTATGAATATTATGGGAAAGGCAATCTCGTTAAAATCTGTAATTATTATGGATGGGACAGTATACAATGGGATAATAATATAAGGGTAAATAATGGGTAATACATTTTTTGATAACGCATTAAATAAAGTAAAAGTCAACTGTGATGCCATAATTAAACAAACAGAAGGTCAGAAAAAAGAAGAAGGTAAAATTTGCATATATTATCTCCAAAAAGAAGAACGTCAATGCAACAATATTTTTAAGTCAGAAGGAATCGCAAACCGATATTGCCCGCAATGCAATAGAAAGATTAATAAAATCAACGAGAAAAATTATCTTAAGTATTCAAAAAATAAATCAATAGGAGGAAAGCATGGAAAAAGTGAATGACGTATATGAGTCACTAATACGAGAGTTTATCTCTGAATATGAGCAAGTAAAAATAATTATTGAACAAAATTTAAGCTTCGGGTTTAAGCAAAATGTTATCTATAAATTAGACCGTTTATATCGATGTTTTACCGAAGCAACAAAAGCAACAAAAGCAACAATCTATTTTAAAAATAAAGAAGAGCCGGTTATCGATAAATTGAACCCAAAAGAACTTGTTGAATCTCAAATATCTGAAGCGGAAAAATTTCTAATCAAAGATATGGGGAATAAGTTGAATCGATTAGATAGTGAAATAAATAAAGAAGCCCAACTACATCAAGTTCAACAATTAATCTCGGATACTTGTGATAAAATTAAAGAAATGCTTCTCGAAAAAAACAGGAAATATGGAAGCTCTGCATTAATTCCAAAGAGGATATTCTCTAAGGCAAATCCTATTGAGCAGATAAATGTTCGTATAGACGATAAATTGAGCCGAATTGAATCGGCTCAAAAAAATGAAGACGAAGATGTAGAATTAGATTTATTAGGATATTTGATATTAAAGCAAGTAGCAAATGGGATGGCTGGAGTAATGGATAAGGAAAGTAAGAAATAAACCAGCCATCCCATAAAAATTGCCATTATTCCAGGCGTATAGAGGAAATTAATGCAGCATACAAAAGCTTACTTAACCCCTCTTGGAAATTGAAAGTTTCAGGGGCAATTACCATTGTAGAGATAGCTACCGTTCCCCCGCTAATTCCTGCATTCATCAACCCTTTGATCCGCGCACTAACGTCTTTCATGTCAAGCATAAATTACTCCTTAATAAAATTCAGGATAGCAACACTATGATTAGAAAGAAGAAATATCATAGCGCCGCTATCCCTTCCCGCGGTAAGGCGGCTCGAATACTGTAATTGTGAAATAATTAATTATTGCTGTCAGCACAAACGCTGCAACAATTAATATCCGTATATCCCAAATCCCTTCACCGCTACTCCTGTCGAACTTCCGAAATTAATTTTAATTTTAGCATCTTGACCAGATGATTGGTTTGTTACATCTATCATATTTGTACTTCTGTAATAAAAATCTGTAGTTGTCCCTATTTGACTTAATGGACAGGCTGTAAAAGTACCACCACCCCTTGAAAGACTTGCACTAATCGCAGTTGTTGCCGTAGAAAGTTTCAGAACACAGCCCATTTGGGTTGGCGCACTAGGCATTGTATATGACACGGACTGGAATGATCCAGTGGTCGAGCCATAATCATACACCCTGAAAGCCATGTCTCTCGTAACTGTCCCCCATGTCCCATTCGTGGAGACCGCCATTGTTCCATTCACATAAGGGGCAGTACTTTGGCTCAATGGTTGGAAAAAATTACCTCCCGAACCTTGATTGTCGCAATACAATCTTATCCAATACACACCCGATGTAAGTGTTCCAGGCGAGGCAAATGCGAAATCATTCCATGCGCTCGGCGTAACTGTGCCTGGGTTTAGACTTAAATTACTATCCGCCAACGTCTCGGACGGTAATCCAGCGTTGTCCGACACCACTCGGATCGTTACGCTTCCGCTTGGCGCTCCCGTTACAGAGTCAAATTTTACACCTACATATTTTACTCCCTGCGTACCTGTTAGTGTAAATGATTGTGCGGTTCTTAATTCATTTCCTGGCCCTGTCCTACCTAATACTTCCGTAATATCACCAAGTAATTGGCTAACAATAGAGCCACTATCCGTACCTGTATTGGATAATTTCATGGTCTGTGCTGATGAAGAGTACGTTCCGTTTGAGATAGCTGTTATTCCGGTGCTATCGGAAAAACCATCTAAAATCATATTGCCATAATGCTTGTGGGTGATACTCCCCAGCTTTAATCTTTCCATTTCAGAAAGAGCCTGTGCAGACGATGTAATGTTGAAACTAGGCGCAAAGTGTATATCTATCCAGTTATAGTCCAACTTTCCAGTCGTACTTCCAATAGGTATTTTCCCTGCTGCACCTGTAACGGAAACCGAACCATTGTCGATAGGACTGCCAGTGATGGCTGACCAAGCTACCGTACTAGAGCTACTCCCAGCAACAAGTTGTCCCCCTACAATTTTTACGAAGTCATTTTCATTCATAACTATATTAACATCGGAAAGAGTATTTACACTCAAACTACCGACTGCTGCATTTACTCTTGTATCAGTATAATATTTATTCGTGCTTCCCTCAGAAATATTATCTGAGGTTGGTGTTCCCAGCTTTGTGACGTTGTTGCTTAAAAAAGCATCAGCGATTGTGGTTGAATTTGTGCCTGTCATTACAATGGTACTTGTCCCTGGAGTTTTTGAAGCATTTGCAGGATTTTGTATTACGAGAGAGTTTGCATCCAGCGAAGCTATACCAGACACCTGTCCTTTAGAATTATAAAAAGTATCCAACGTTGTATGACTAGTACTACCTGTGCCAGTAATGTTACTATGCGATATTTTTACACTATCTGTTCCCCCGTGTGCATGCGTAGACATAGTTCCAGCAGCACTAACTATTCTTGCTTCAAATTCTCCTGTAGCATTGTTTACAGCGGAATATTCAGCAGGGGTTATAATAAGTCCGTTAGCCTCAAACGAGGCAGTGATTGATCCTTGCCCTGCAAGGGTTGTATTCGTAAAGACATTAGTAGTTCCTGTGCCTCCAACGGAATCAATTTTACCTGTCATAGAACCTGCAGAGGGTATGTCTACTCCGTCAATAGTTACATAATCAAACCCGTTAAAATCTATAGTTGAGCTTCCATTATTATACAGATAATTTAAGAAAGGCAATCCTGTTAAAGTTCCAGAAAGAATATATCCTACTGTTCCAGAACCTCGACAAGATTGTGTTCCAAAATATATTCTTATTTCTGCATCATTAGAGGTAGATCCAGAACCAGGCTGAACAAATAGCCCTTTTACTCCTGTTCCAATATTTATTCTACTTCCAGTCTTAACGTCTAAAGGAGCTCCATCCGAACTATATCCAAAAGATGTTTGTATAGAAAATAAAAACCAAAAAATAGAAATCCCTATTAAAATTCCAATTGTATATAATCCTGACTTTTTCAATAATTCTTTCTCCGTCATTTTAATCTCCTTATTCAATTCTGTAAGAGTGAAGAGTAGTTTCTAAAGTGTTGCCTGGCACTATAGCCCCTACTTGATTTATTCTTAAAGTTAATATATTTGTAGTTAGAAAATCTGTCTGAGTAAAAGCAACATATCCACTTTTACTCCCATCTGAGATAGTAATAGTTACAGGAGTTCCAATAGCCACTCCGTTCTTATATAACTCTAAAATAACAGAAGAGCCTTCTGGCCTATCAGTAAAATTATAACTAAGTCCAAAGAATTTGGACTTAACAGGAGGATACCATCCTGTTCCTATAATTCCTCCTACAGTTAAGTCCCCTATCCATACCCTATTAAAATCATATCTAATTTCTTGTGGAGATATAGGATGCCAAGTAATATCTACAAAATAGTTACTTCCTGCAGGAGCATTGACTGTTATCCATTCACACTCTGTATAATCTCCCGATGCAACAGTTAAGGTTTGGGCAGAGGATCTATTATACTTACTTCCAGCAGATAAAACTAAGTTTATGCTCTGATTAACTCCATTAATTTCTAAATCCGCCGTTAAAGCATTATCTGGAGCACCCCCATCTGTCCCATAAGCAAAATAATCTATTTGAGCCGCACAAGACCATTTTAGATAGCCAAACTTAGCTGTTTGAACTGGATCTCCAAGATAAAATCTCTGTGTTATCCTTTGTTTCGTTGAAGGTGCTCCAGCAAAGGCAAGTTCGTCAATTATCTTTTGAAGATTATATCTTTGAACATCATAATTATCCCTCTGGTCACTTGAAGGAAATACAATTCCATACTGTCCATCTATGTCTGTAAATATCTGAAAACTGTCAACTCCTGTTACCCCCGCATAAGGCTCTTGGATGACAAGAGATGTATTAGCTGTAGGAGTCTGAGCTAAGGTGTACATATTCGGTTCACCCTTTCTCTTGATCTTATGACCTGAAATTGCTCCCTTACTAAAAAAATCAGCTCCTGTAAAGGAAACAGTAGTACTTCCATTAGTGAAAGTTGCTGTTCCAGCATTGATAATATCGGACATAACTGCCTCCTTAGAGTTGATTAATTATTAATGAACTTACATTAACATAAGATAGAAGTCCTAATATCACCAGCAATATTGATAGTATTATTAATCTGACAAAAAATAAAAATCTACACCTACAAGATATAATCCAAAGATATAAAATATAAAGTAGAGTATATAAAGCCATTATTTTTTTAATAGTGAATAAATAATTAAAGATCTATAGAGGTCTTGAGTTCATAATATATTTTACTAATATGGGAGGTAGCATCTGGAAAAGTTCCCCCAACTGACTCAGTACAAATTAAAGTTCTTCGTAAGCGGACATTTCCATTAGGCACACCAGCATGACTAACTTGATATACCATCCACCTATTTTGATCTTGATGAACAATATAAGGGTTTTCATATATCCAAGCGTCTCCCCTTTTAAATTGTACTCTTATTTGTCGTGCTGCCATTCCAGAAACAGATGTTGCTATATTCACATCAGGCTGCTCTAAAAATCCTGCCTCTGTGAAAGTATAAGTAGGTATTTCGCCTGATTGAAGCGTATATGTGTTACTTAACAATACTTGACTTGTCTTAATACTATTCCCATCAGCATCATGAGTACTAAATAGCATATCGTTTGGATCTGTGGCTGTATCCGCATTAATACCAGGTTTGCTAATAATCATTTTAGGAGTTCCTCCGTTTGTAGCGGAAATCTTAATTCTGTTTACAGAATTGTTATCTTGGAATAGCATCTTTGCCCCACTACTATGTCCCATAGTTAGCGTTCCGTTAATATTCATCTTTGATGCTTCTACAGACAAGGCGGCTAAATGTGCCGTAATAATAGACCCTGCCGAGATAAACGATGAATTGACTTGAAAGTCTTTCTTATCTGAAAATCTTGAAAAGAATGCAACTTGTCCTGTATCACCTTTTTGACAGAATGCCATAGGAGTCTTCCCTGTGGCTGCTAAATATTGAGCCGAAGTCAATGCTTTAAACTTATTATTTGCGTTCGGAGCATCCCCAGGCCAGACTATCCACATAGCCTCAGTCATATTGCCTGTACTTCTTGTAGGGTCTGCTGCATTTGTTATACTGTAATCAATAGTTGAGCCATTGGTATTTTTAAATTGAAGTATTCCTGTTGACCATGTAACTGTATCAATATCTGCGGCACTAAACGTCCCACTAAATATAAACTTTTTAAAGTCGTAGTCAAAATCATCGCTAGATAATCCTGTGACGGCAGTCGTATTATATGCCCATGCCGACCATGCTCCTTCCTTGCCAGAGCTATTTCTAAAACGTATTCGTACGAAATAGGTATATCCCACTTTTGCACTTTTGATAATTTTTCTATTGGTTGTATATAGCTCGGATTCATCAGTATTTATTTTAATAGGAGTTTTTTCTCCTATTACCAATTTTGCATTATCACTATTCAAATAGCCTTGATCTACTTCTCCGAGTATAGGAACATCCCCACCAACTGATGTTAATGAAAGAGGAAGTATCGGTGTCCCTGTAAATTGAGAAGCTCTCCAATCAACAATAGCCTCAATTATATCTGTGGCATGAGTCACAGAAGGATTATTCCACTTAATAACTACGTTATTATTCGAGTTAATCGAAAGTGTAACCCCTGAAACTTGTTCAGGGGGTTCAATTTTATCCTCTATATCTTCCTCGTCATCATCTGTTACCCCAGGTTGAATATTAGCTGTTGAAGATAAACTTGTTGTCTCTGTGCTTGTCCCGAAAACATCATAGAACCTCAACCTGAAATAGTATGTTTTCTTTGGGTCGAGCCCTTTAAAATCTTCTTGATATGTAGTTGCAGACACATCCTCATCATTACTATTTACTGTAATAGAAGACATTACTTTTCTCTTCTTTAATGTGCCTCCTGTAAAATTAGTATTTTCACATCTCTCAATCATAATATGACTTAAATCATATTCTTCATCTCCATTGGAATCATAAGGATGAGGAAAGGAAACCCTAATTCCACTCTTTAACTTTTTCAGGATAGGAGTTATCTTTGTTGTCCCATTAGAAAGATAAGCTCCAGGAGCTGGATTAGTTAGGGTTAATTCTGTATAGGCTGACTTTTTGGAATAGTCATTTATACAATAGAGCCTGGCTCTAATTGTTCTTTGAGGAACATTATAATAGGTATTATAACTTGTATGAGTAGAATAATTCTCAAATATCTTAGATATGTCCTCCATAGTATCTTCATAATCATAGGTAAACTTATTTGAATTTAGGGTCTCGTGTCTTGCAATCATATCTCTTACACTGGTATTTCCTATTTTTACAGTGGACGGAATTGCAGAGAAGTAAATTTCTAAATAATATTTTAATTTTTCATACCCTGCTTTTCTCATTGCATAAGTTAAGCTTTCCTTTGTTTGACTTGTCATTTCATCCCACCTAAACTTGAAGGCTCTCCCATAAACATTCCCAAGAGTTCCCATTCTATTAGCTATTTGAAAACCTTTAGGTATCGGTAATCCTACTGCATTATCATCCTCTCCATACACAAAAGTATCGTGAATAACTATATCCGAAGATTGAGAACCATAAGAAAAAGATCTTATCTCGTATTCATAAGATTCTCCTGCAATTAATCCTGAAACTCTAAGGGGGTTTCCTGTAGTTTTTCCTGCAAAACTCCATTCTTCTGAATCTATATTTTTATATTGTATTTCTGCGTAAGACCAGTTTCCCCCTATAGGCGCAGTTATATAGATGACCGCTTCTCCTTGCACCAAAGGGTCTTCCTTCACAATCGCATGAGTGATGGGAGGAGGAGGAGACTTTGAAAAGTCCATCGAGTTCAATTCATCGTTCTCCTCCACATTGGATATGGTTGCTCCGGAGGTCTCCTGCGAAGGAGTAGCAGTATCGTATATGTCTTTGAAAACGTTATCATCGTAGGTGATTGCCAATATTTCATAGGTATATTCTTTGGGCTTCTTTGCGACGCAGGTAAATAATCTGTAATATTCGTTATTTATATCCGCCGTCCCAAAAGAGTAAATGCTATTGATAGATACCGAGGTAATTGTCGCGCTGCAAGTGACCACTCTTCCCGACTGCGAATTTATGATATATTCAGTTGCTGTTCCATTGTCGTTTCTAAATAGAACTTTCTGTCCATTAGCAACTGCAACATCCTTATCTGCTGTGAACGTAGCTCCTGATATGGCAATCACCCTGCCACAAGTAGCGGACCATTTCTTTGCTGTTCCTATTTGAGTCGAGTTATTGACGGCTTCATGACTAAAATAAAATACATCTCCAACGTCATATATGCAAGCGTCTATCCCTTGTTCAAATGCTGCTATATGCTTGATATTCTTGGAATACTTCAGCATGTAAGAAAGAATTTTTATTGCGTGCCATTTATCAGAAATTCCATAGAGATGAATTTGCTCCATGACAAGATCGCCGATCGTATATCCTTCGTCAATGTAATCCCTCCCCACTTGATCTTGCTTGTATCCTCGATAGCGATTAAGAATGGAAGCATAAATTCTATTTATTTTATCCTCGACATTAACTTCGCTTATCATAAAAGAATCAGGAACAATAACAGCGTTATTGACCATAGTGACAGGAGCCCTATATCTGTCTATGTAAGTCAGAAGCTTCTGGCCATCCCAGTAGTTGTATGCCCTTGCGCTTTTCGCTAAGACTTCCAAAGTGTCCATGAGGGGTTGCCTGAAATCTATGTTGATATTTATATCTATTCGATCTCTAACTTTCCCATTTTCAGTAATATTATGATTGCAATATTCCCTATCCGTTATGCCGTTCGCATCATCCATATTATATGAATCATACAAATCGTTCAATATTGTGTTGTTAAAATCAAGATATTGTCCTCGTCCATACATTTTATTTTGTTGCAGGTCACAGATTATATCAAGAGGGTTGTCGTTCCATTTGCAAGAATCTTCCTGCCATTCGCAAGTTCCGTCAAATATAACAGCCCCAGAGATAGGTTGCCAGGCCGGTTCATTAGCGGCAAGAGTCGCCGTAGTTCCGATCTTAATGAGCCTATAAGCATGCTGACAATCTTTTGCAGTAGCCAAAGCTCGTCTCCTTATAGGTTGGCCATCTCCATCAACCAGTGAAGAAAATACTGTTCCAGCTGCCCATTGAGTTAAAGAGGATATATCTTCACTGGTATCTTTTACCAGAAGTCCGTGGACAACAGTAGTTATATTATCTAATGAGCCGCTTATCTTTTCTGTCATTAACAATCTCATTCCAATAAGGGCTTCCCCTGGATAAACAAGATCATCTAATTTTATATCTTCTATAGAAGTAATAACTATTTTATGAGCATCACTTGTTATATTATGAGGAATCAATGGAAGTACCAGTTTATACTGGATCTCATATTGCTTATAGGAAGGAAGCTTTTCCTCATCTCCAAGTCCGTCCTGCGGAAATTGAAAAGTCACCTGATAACTTCCCTGTATAGTTTTTGGTTTTTCTGGAATTAAAATTTTTGCAGAGTTTATATTTATAGACTTATGATACCATATAGAATAAGTCTTTTTTGTTACATCTCCTCCTTCATACTTTCCACTTGACTTTTCGGAAGGATTTATTCTAGATTTGAATTTAATTTTTCCTCTATATAAAGGAATTAAATGTCCGTCTTCTGAACTTGGCGTATAATCTCCAGTTGGGTCTGCAAAAGCAGTATCAATAACATAGGTAAAATCAGCATTCTGTCCTTTAGAAACTCCCTCGAAATCTATTTCCATTCCTTCTTTTATATTATCAAGATAATCAAAAGTTTCTTCAGTTCCTGTTATCTCTACGCCTGTAGAAGCATCTACCAATATAGCATAATTTTTATTTTTAGTAACTTTTATAGTATGCTCTGTCTCAGGCAACACTGTTCGATCTGTTCCTTCAGTTACCCAAGAACCTTCTCCTACTGCCTTCCACCTAACAGCTATCTTAACCTGATGAGGTTTATACCCATCGTCATTGTCAAATTTATATAAACCTTCAGGAAATTCAAAGGTAGTAGCAAAAGCGTCTACCTTACCATTTGTTGTGAAAATGGAACTCCAAGAATTTGTTAATTCAATATTATTTATATCTTGATGGAAGGTAGACACACTACCTATATGAGGAATTATCTCTCTCACAATTCCAGTATCGTCCTTCTCTATCTTATACATCTGAACAACATTATCACCAGAAGAGTGACTTTTGGAAATTCTTACTCCCTTAAATGTAGCAACAAGTCCAACTACAGAGACAGATAAATATCTAACAAATTCATAAGTTTCTTTACCTGTATCTGTATCATCTGTATAGATAAGAAGATATCCTGGTTCTTTAGCTGATGCAGTTTGAAATGAACGACTATTAGTAATAGTTACAGAAAAACTTGTACTAGAGGTAGTGATAGCCCCATTTAATGTGCCTTTAACCTCTTTAACAAACTTATAAACTTTCTGTTGGTATTCCCCATGAGTCATGTAAATTTCACAATCTTTATTAAATTTAGAATAGTAGTGTCTTATAGGAAGTCCATTAAGCTCAATACCCCTACATCCTGCTATTTGACCATGCCCTAAAGAGCCGATGAAATGTGCCCTGGTCTTTCCTCCATTACCTCTTCTATACCAATTAATAATAGCAGGAGGAAGTCTTATATCTCCATAAGGAAGATTCAGAGGTGTTCCTGGCTCATAAGAATTGGCCATGCCCTGCCAACCATACGTTGGAGAATCAAAAGCATTAGGTTTCTTTGCATGAGATTTTAACAAGTAGCTTAGTGCGGTAGTGAGCAAAGAGATTCCCCCATAGATAGCAGGCATCACCCACCAAGCAAGAGCCGCCGCAGGAACTACAGCCATTTAATTCTCCAATATTTTTTTGAAGTTTAACATAAAATTATTGCAAGTTTGCAAGGAGGGATTTTTTATAAACTCTAAGCCCCCTAACTTATCACACCTAAATCCTAAAAACTTAATAAAAAGACACCTATCGCATTTTAATTCCTTATGCAAATATTCCTTACACATAGGACAAGAATAATGAGAGCAATTAAGAAAAGAGCCATCTTGCCATTTTGGAGGATTCCCAGGAAATGCTTTAACCCCCAATAAAAATTTTGATTTGATGTCTCTATCCCAATGATAAATGCAATCATATACAATACTCCTTTCTTTATCAGTAAGCATATTAAATTATCCCTTTCAATGGAGTCTGGGGCATTCCAGGATAAAATCTACCTCTAAGTTTAGGCTTATTTGTGCTGTCTGTTTGGTTAAAATGCGCCCCACAACCATTTTTCCCTCTTACACTAAAATCGCAAGTATAAGGAACTGATGTATCGCAATTAGCATAGTTTGTTGTATCAAATGCCCCTGCTAAAACTCCATAGGGAGGATTGCCAACATCTTCAAAATTCTTATGTGCATACTGTGTCCACCATCCACAAGACATAGCGGCTATCGGGTCAGTCCCGTCAGCGTCGAATTTCCATCCACATCTATTTCTATCTCTAATGAAGATAGGCACGTCACTCTTGAACTCTGAGGCTATCGGGCGCAAGTTATATACAGCCTCTCTTGTCGTATCGTCGTAGCCAGGTTTGTTTATCTTATATTTGTAAATGTCTATATAATCTGCCGCTGCCGTCAACCCCTCATAAGTCCTTGTAACGACAACTATGCGACCTCCCACGTCTCCGACATTTAAAAAATCACTATTCACTTTATCAATGGTTGAAATTCTGAGCGTTGCAAGGGCAAGTTCACCTTCTATATTTTGCCCTCCTTTCATTTCCATTTTGAGAGCAATGCAAGTATAATCATTTCCTCCCCACGTGTAATAGCTTCCATTGCCAACAGAGGTCTTTTCAAGATCACAATATCGCTTTGTTATTGAAACATATCTTATTTCAATAAGAGTTATTATTCTCGGTTGCTCTATCGCTAAGGCGTAAGCAATAACATTTGCACTTGGCATATTAAGTAATTACCTCTTTAAGACTAATAGACACCATATCTTCTTCGATTTGCTTGATCTGTCTCTCAAAAGACTCCATATCAAATCTAACTGTATAAGTAGTATTTTCAAGATAATTGGAGATCATTGAATAAGGATTAAAATTAAAAATAATATCCTTCCCTGTGACAGTATCTTCAAAGAAAGTAATTAGATTTGTCAAATCGTCAACAGAATACGACAATAAAAATTCATGTGCAGTTGTAAATCGCTTGGGGAATCTTATGGAATTATATGCCTCTATTATTGGAATTTCTACCGAGAATCTTCCTGGAGCAATCATTGATATTTCAAGTTCGTCAGAATCAAAATTCACGGTAGTAATATCTCCTCCAAACATAGAATATTCGGTATATGGCGAAGCTTCAGCGTATTGCAGCGAAAAATTATTAAATCTTCCTTTTCTATTTACGAAAAATGTTTTGATTGCTGTCCTTTGATCTGAATTAATATTGTCGAAATGAAGGGCATATTTCCTTAACGCCGCCTCGAATCTTGTTCTTCTTTGTTCTCTAAGATTATCTATTTCAGAAGAAGAAATAACTTCTCTCGAAATAGATTCATTTATGCTATAGAACGGGATTGGCATATTAGATTGCGTATCCATTCGAGTAAGAGAACCATAAGCAGCCTGCTTTAAGGTACTCAATGGAATTACTGTCGTAGAAAATATTATCTTTTCTAAAATCGGATAACTAGGTTTTGGAGAGCTAATAAAATCTGTCATGTTTTATCTCGCAGCCTTAATCGTCCTTCTCACCCCAGAATTATTTCCATAACTTTCTTGCAATTCTCTCGACACCATATTGCCTATCTCTCTTGAGGTATATCCAGAGCCGATATTGATATTGATTGGCCTCCGATGCGATCCTCTAGAATCGCTCCCTTTTGCCATTGCTGGAGCCCCTTTAAAAAGATCCATTAACCCTCCAGCAGGCACGCCCCCACTAGATGTAGAGCTAAATCCGGTAAATGCGCCCCCTGACGAAAAATAGCTAGTGAACATATTGCCTCCTGTGCCAAAGAGACTTGACAAAAAATTCTTCAGCGGTTGCATCGCCGCCGCCGCAATTGAATCTCCTAATGTTCTTCCTATCAATTTGCCAAAACTTCTTATTATATCCACTGGAACTATTTTTTCTCCTGTAAATATATTTGTTAGTACGTCCGACAACGTTCTTTCTCCGGCAAAGACCATCCCATCTCCAATCGCCCTCATCAACTTCATTCCTATGGTATTCCGTATCATATCTTCCTTGGCCGCTATTTGCTTATCAATCTTCATTGCCATATCATCGACAAGCTTTTCCATATTTCCAGGTCTATCTACCCAATTACTTGAGTCTCCTGGAACAGAGGGCGCACTCGTAGCTTCAGTGCCAATACCAGTAAAGCCTAACCCTTCAGTGTCTACTCCTGGCATAAATGAAGAAAAAATACTTGATGTTATTCTTGGACTCTGCCCTGTCGGAACATGAAAATTACCTGTAGAACCCGTCCATCCCTTAGCTTCTTTTGTGCCTCTGTTCATCATCTCAAACCACTCTTTCCAAGAGCCCGATCCCATGCTTGGTCTTGTCGTAGATAGCTTAACTAAAACCTCTAATAATTTTGTTAATGGGGGGATAAGATTGTTCCCGACAGATATTTTAAGTTCATCTGAATTCACCTTCATTAATTTAAGTTGATCGTTGAATTTATTTGCCGCCTCTGCCATTGGCTCAGTTATCTGAGCTTTTGTTTTTGAAAAGGTTTGAAATATTTTCTCGAAGACTACAATAAATTCGCTTCCTCCTCTTCCCATCAATTCATTTGCGAGACTTACTTTTGATGCATCGTCCCTATAGGAATGGAATTTTGCAGATATGTCCAGCAATATATCTGTCATGTTTCTAACACGTCCACTGCTATCGGTAACTTCAACTCCCATGAGCTTAAATAATTTTGCAGAATCTCCAACTCCTTTGCCTGCATCTGCAACGCGATTGGAGAGAAGACTTAATCTTGAAACTAATTCATCAATAGAAGAGTCAGCAAGGTAAGAGATAGTCTTAAATTTTGACAAATCCTCAACGCTCATTCCGAGCCGCTTACTCATTTTTCCTAATTGCTCTTCTGCGTCGGCTGTGCTTTTTGCAAGCTTAAATACTCCCAGCCCAGTGCCAATGAATGGAGCGGCCATTGCCCCTAATCGCAAAGTAACCATACTAATCGCTTTGCCAAATTCGAGGAACCCGCCGATACTCGTCTGCGACCAAGTATTTATTTTCTTGGCGGCACTATCGAGTCCTGTATTCAGACCTTTCAAGTCGAACAATATCTTTAAATTAATTGCTGGATCAGCCATTTTTTTCTTTTCTCGATATTGTTAATTTTCGATTGCAGTTTTTACACTCTGATTTACCTGTTTTCTTACATGCAACACAATATTCCGCAAAATAATAATTTTGCTCCATATCTTTATCTTTAATTCCCATTACCCAATGAGTCAACGCAATGACAGATTCCCGAAATAATATCTGTCGTTTATGATATTTGAGAAATGGCTCGCAATCTTGCATTGTGAATGTCCATCGAATTGCATCTTGTTTTGTAATATCTCCTTGACAGAGAATGACGATCATATCTTTTATCTGAACTAAAACCTCAGATAAATCTAAGTTTCTTTTTGAACTGTCTGAGGAGAAACTTCTGTCGAAGGAATCAATCTCGCCAACGCGGATAGCACTTCTCCGATCGGCGTGCAGACGAAAAAATCCGTTATCACCTTTATTCCTAAAGTAATATCTACACTATTTGCAAAGAAATTGGAAAGCTCTTTTATTTCATCCGTTTCTTGTTTTTTTAACATTCCCTCTAATGTCTTCATTTCTATTTTTATATCTGACTTACCTTCTTCGTATAAAGTAATTGCCATAACATGAGGCAGTTTATTTCCTATTGCACTTAAAATTTGAATGTTCGTCAATCCCTTTTCTAGTCCCATATCTTTCAATAAGTCAATCAACAATTCAAGTTGACCTAGAACGAGTTGTTTCTGGTAAAATTTTCTTCCTTTAATGTTATAATTGTATCTTGCTTCTTTTGTCTCTTCTGTCATACGATAAATTCTCCCTTCTTTATTTTCTATAAATTTTCTGTTTCCCCTAATAATATCCCCAATATAGTTACACTTTGAGTTCCTGCTCCAGTATCACTTACTGATTGTAATATTTGAATTCTATCTAAAAATGGAGATATGGTTACTTGACTAGTCCCCGTCCCAGTAAAGACACTATCAGTTCCAACTACAATCCATCTTCCTGTCGCGGTAGTTGTTCCCAAAATACCTTTAATTCTAATTACTAACGATCCAGAGCCAGACCATGTGCCCACGTCAATAGTTATATCTTTTACGCCAAGTATCCCAGAAATAGGCAATCCATCAGAAGAAGTGCTTCCATATTTATTGACAATAAATTCTCCACTATGCCCTGTTATAGTCCCCCAAACAGATCGAAAATTAAAATCTTTATAAAATTCTACATTATATCCCTTTGTCGTTCCTGCACGTTTAGCAACAGTATATCCAGCGACCTCGGATGCGGCCTGTGCGCTTATTTCTACAAAAAACAAACAAGAAATAATTAAAGCTAAAGCAAAGAATATTTTTTTCTTTAATTTCATTTTAATCCCCTTAATAAAAACTTTAACTTATAAAACCCTGTCTTTTTTTGTATCGGAATTAATATAATGATCCAATATTTTAGTGACCAAAACACCTGTAGCGAACGACCAAATAATTTCAGGTTTTATTTGTCCATCCCCTATTCCTGTATGCCGCACAACTACAAAGGTGATCAGAGCGCAAAACCACGCTACCATACCAGCCCTGACCCATCCCCTGCGCCTTTCGGACATTTCAACTGTATCTTTGCGCATTGAGATTATTTCTGCTTGCAACTCGGCGATTATCATATCTTGTTGTTTATCAATTAATTGATCTGTGGCCATTTTATTTTTCCTTATTTTTTATATGGGGAGAGGTGGAGAATTGTTAAAGAGTCCCTCTCCCCATATAATGTCCCCTTACTTCTCTTGAGTAAGGCGAACTATTTCTTTCCATTGATATAAGACGCATCTCCAGATTCAAGTGGAAATCTTCTTCCGCAGTTAGGACAAACAACTTCCTCTTGTATTTCATTCTCTCTAATTGAATGCTCGCAAAAAGGACAATCTATCTTAATCATTTTTACTTTCGCAATGTTCACAATTACATACCTGACTAATTGAGAGAGCTTTAGGATTCTTTTCGTGACAAGAGCAATTACAATAATGAATAGGAGGTAACCATGCAATAAAATCAAAAAATTTATTTTTTAAGTTTTTCATGGGGTTGAAACTGTTTGCGTTTTTATTGCCACATCCATCGCCGTCTTAGCGAAATTTGCAAGTGCATCTACCGCTTTACTATCTGCATTTTCAACAGTATCGAAAGAAGCATCGACAGTCCCATTATTATCTTTATGCACCTTAAATCCCGTGACCTTTGTCAAAACAAATCTCTTTCTAAGCTCAAATGTCTCTCCTCCCGTAGTCACGCCATCTTTTATAACAATAGGGGCGACATATTTAAGCGTCGTACAGCCTAAGCCAACGCATGAACCCAAAAAACAAACAATAACAAGCATTCTAAATCCCAATAATTGCAATTTTCTCATAACACCCATCCTCCCGGCTTCAATGAATTATATCCTTTGATTTCTTTTTGTTGCCCTGCCAACTGATAATAATTAATATCATATAAATCAAACATGCACAAATCTATTGGAGTTACTTCAGACGAATTAATTTCTTCGATAACCCGTATATACTCATAAAATGCAGACACCAACTCACTGCAAAAGAACTTGTCAAAATCCTCTTTATTGTTTATTAATAAATCTAAACCCGCTCCAATTGCTTGAAGGCTATCATATGCCTTTCTCTTCTGTCCTTTTAGCCATTCATAAGCCCCATCGAAATTTGCGCGAGCTCTAATATCATGTCTTAATGGTAGCCACCAAGCCTCTCCGACATAATTTTTCAACCTATTGCTTAACCTATTAATAATAACCCCGGAATAACCATCCAAAGTAGTTGATTCAATTATCATATTCAATCGCTCTCCAGTTTCTAGCACAGACTTTAGAATCAAAGCAACATGGCTAACATTGGAACGAGTAAATAATTTAATAAGATTAGAGACTCTCCCTTTGCCTCCAAATGCAATTATATCTCCGTCCTGAATATCATTTCTTATCTGATGATACTTAGCTTCAATCAACATATTATTTTCCTTATGGTGCAGCAATTGTATTTTTAAAAACCGCCTGAAATGTGCTCGCCTCTGAGCTATTTTGATAATAACCTTCAAAATTCAATTCAGTAAAAACCCCCAATGGGCCGCTTATCATTGGAGATTTTGGAGTATATGTTAATTCTGGAATGAATAGTTCAGTATATTCCGCTCCTGCTCCTCCGTCTCCTGCTCCTCTCGTACAGATCACCTTAATACTACTTTCCGTATTGTTGACCGCTTTATTATATAGCGTTACAGTCTCAAACAACGCCTTTAATGTTCCAGTTACCTTGATCAATCCGATAGGTAAAGCATACCTTGCCCCAGAATTTCCTATGGTAAACACGCTGCCATCAAGGTTTGTCTCTATCAAAATATCAATCTCGGTGCAAATAGTTGAATTACTGCCGCCCTCTGCAATAGTAATTTCTCCCATTTCCCAAGGAACGTGCCCATAATCTGTTGCGGTAGAGTCATAAGCCGTTACTGCTATCACTTCAGATTTACCCAGAAGATCAAAGGTAATAGGAACAATCCCTTCCGATCGAAAGGACATACGACAAGAATTAATCTTATTTCCAACATATTTAAAATACTGAGGTGTCGCAAGATTCAAAAATTGTTTTTCAAATACAAGACTTTCAATCGTGTATTCTTTCCACGTTGGCCCGCCAGATTCAGCAACTGTGCTTGCCTCAGCCGTTGGCCAGGTGGGCTCTGTTAAAGCGTGGGAAGTTCCTGCCACGGTACAAATATAAGCATGTCCATTTCTATTCGCAGTTGTCGGATATACCATGTCGTTTACAAGATATGCAGTATTAGCAATCCAGTCTGCTGTTGGCCTTAAATCTCCTACTTTAATCGTATGCGTATATTTCGCCGAACTTACAGTTGTCGTCATCTTACCCAACAAATGTTTAAACAAAGTCGCCATGTAAGGATTAAGCTCTGACGTAATATCCCCTGACACTGATTTATTGCCTCTTCCCGGTTTGCTCCTGTTTCTCGTGTTATTGATCGCTTCGCTGGATATAATATTTGTATTATAACCCAATGAATCGCTTGAAAATGGCAATACTTTAACATCCGGAGTTGTTGATCCTAACCCATATCCTTTTGTTTCCGTCTCGTATACCAATATGCTACTTGAGCCTTGTGCTTGTGGAGACATATCTTATTTACCTCCCTTTTCTTTTTTAGGAGAGTCTTTAATTTTAACCCATTTCAGACTATTTTTCTTTAATAGTTTTTGTGCTAACTCTTCGCTAACCTCTCGTGGCACATCTCTCTTAAATTCGCCTAAAGGAAGTATCTTTATCTTGTCCGGACCCTCAACATATTTTATAAACATAATTTATAATTCCTCGCTGAAAATATCTTTAACAAACATGAAACTCTTTATTGTTTATAGTTTCAATAAAAAATTGAATTATCTTCTCTGCTCGCGTCAAATAATCGTGCGATTGATGCTTGAGCAAATCTTCAAATTTAATATTATTTCCTATTTCTTGCTCAAATAATAATCTCGCTAATTTTTCTTTTATCAATATCATTATAGCTTCCGTATTATTTCTATTTACTTACCGGCGCGGATAATAACATGAAAATATATTTCGTCAAAGCGAATCCCCATCCACTACCAGCAATAATTGTAATTAACCATTTCATTAAAACCCCTGTATTCTTGTGCCAAAGCAAATGAATATCGATTCTCTCGTGCGCTCTTTCAGTATTTCTTATATTGCCATAAAATTTCTCTTTAACCGTTTCGGTGAAAAAGGTTTTTGCAAGACAACTTTTTTCACTCAATAGAATTTTTTCGGCGCAGAACTCTTCAATTTTTTCAATCAACTTATCATTAGATTTAGCAATCTCTTTTACTGCTTCATGAATAAGATTTTTAACTCCATCATAAGTTACTGGCTCAGACAAATCTTTGCCTCCTTTTATATTCCTGTCTAACATCATCGATGTTTCAGTTAACACTATAGAATCCCCGATACATTCCGATAAGCAACCCGGAAAACAAGCATCAATCCTGTATATTCACCTGTCGGATCAAAGTCCAAAGGATCTACGCTCATCAATGTAGTTCTCAAGGCATATCCTGCGCGACTTCTGCTCGTATAAAGCGCATTATAAATGGTCTGCAATAAAGCTTCTGGAGAAGTCGTCTTTGTATAAATTTCTACTATTACATCCCAATCCCAAGTTTCATACCCAATAACAGCTTCAGCCCCGGAGAGAATTTGGACTTGCACTCCAGAATAAATAAAACACGCGGGCAAAGCGACATCATCAAGCTTGACAGGGGTTGTCCTATTCGATTCTACGTAATTGATCCCTGAAATAGCAGTCAATACCGTATTCATATTTGCAATTATGTTTTGTCTGACCGTATTAGCCATTTTAATCCCTTGAATTCCTTTGTAGGATCGTTTGTACGCTGTTTCAATGCCCTTTTTTAGTATTTATATGTGAACTCACTTTCAATCGCTTTAAAACACATTCTAGACATTATTTAATAGCTGTTTTTATCGCTTCTTCAAATCCTCTCTTAATCTCTGGAGTAAATAATTGAATAATAGTCTTTGGATGTACCCTTGTTTTAATTTTAACCTGTTTCACCATCCTAACTCCGCCCTTTGCATATTTGCCTTTAAAAACTCCTGAACGATATAATGATTTGCCAACCGGAATAAATAAATACCCGCTCTTATTGCTCGCCTTCGGGCGTATTGTGGTCACTTGTCCTTCCGGACCAATATGCACTTTAGCATAATTCGCTCCAAACTGAATTCCCCCTTCGAGCGTACTTCCTACAATTTTCGTCTTTATTGGAATTGTCGTTCTCATTAAATGCCCACTTCTCACGGCAAGTCTATTTGGAGTTGTTCCTCCTCTTAAATATTGAATCGAAACAAATCTCCACATTGCTCGACTCTGAACAGTCATCTCCTTTTGCAAAGCGACAAGAACATTTGTCCGAGTCTTTGTAAAATAATTTCCTATCTCTTTTGTGTCTATTTCAATTTTTGCCGCATTTTCTATTGTCATTTTTGTCCTACCGGAAGCTTATATCTATTCAGAATATCTTCAACATTCTTTAGCCAACCATTTGCAGTCAATACATTTATCGAACCGTCAGGCATAGATATTGAACTTAAACCAATATCCTTCCTTCTTCTGAACAGAAAAATGATTTGTTGAGTGCAAGCAAATTTCAAATCGTCAGGAACAGCAAGCACGCTACCTGATTCTGTGTATCCCCCAGTATAAGTGATTGACACGGCCTTCGGGGTTGTATCTGTCGGAGCGGTTATAAATTCTATTAGTGCAAGATCGTCCCAAAGATAATAGCCTGCATCGATTGTTTGTGCCGCTCCTGTCAAAGTAACAGTCAATGTGGCAGTAGAATCAACCGGAGGTGCAGAAAGATAAAAATGTTTCCTTCCGGCATTAAAAACCTCTGTTCGCGCTTCCTTCTTAAAATTACGACGGCAATAAGTTTGCATGTCTGCGCTGACTTGCTGGATCAAGGTTGTCAGAATTGTGTCATGGGTAGAATCTGTCTTTTCCATGATTACTTTAACCGCCGTATTGTCTGTAAATTGGATGGACATTTGTTATCCTGTCTTCTTTGGGGTTTTTATTACCCTGGTAAATGCGGGCTTCTTCACAGAACGATCAATGTTAGACTCTTCAGTCTCCTTATTGTCAGAGATGCCAGGAGTTAAAACAGGAATCGTAAACTCTTCTTTTTCTTCAACCAATTCCACTTTATGCGGCTGATCTTTATATTGAGCATCTGTCAATTCAACTGAACCTTCTTTAATTCTGAGATTCCCTTTAAAGACACAATATCCACTTCTTACTTTATATAATTTAGTTTCCTCTTTGATCTGCATCCCCATACAATTCTCCTTTCTTAATCTTTTGGGAGGTGAAGAAAAGAAAAATATTCAATCCTTCACTTCCCAAATAAAAATATAAATACATTCTTACAGTTTAAGTGAATACGCTATTTGCATCGTTGCAAAGGCAAAATGATTGTGCATGGCGGACGCCAATATCAACATCCTGCAAAATACGAACCCAGGTCTGATTTTTCTCAAAGGCGTCGCTGGTTTCCTGAGAGGCCATTATCTGCATAGCACCCCAGCTACCAATAAGCAATTCCTCCCAATTGCCGAAGTATATCTCACTCAAGCTTGTTCCACTACCCTTCGAGAGATTAGTAGGAATCTGATTTGAGGTCTCAAAGGCATACCCCAATCTTTCTTTCAAAACGGCGTCGGTCATGGGTAACATCACATAAGCGCCTTTCCCATCTCCGCTAAACTGAGGAACACGTTCCCTCTTCATTTTACCTTTGACCTTTGCGTGAAAGGCAAAACCCAGTTTACCCTTCAAGGCATTGTCAACGTCAAGCTCGTCGATCATCCGCATCGCAATATCAAAATCAAACACTCCTCCGCTTGTCCCGATTGCAACTGTGTTAATTCCCGATGTATTTGCAATGCCCGTTGGAGTGTTACTTGTTCCATCCCCTCTCAACGCCTTCAAGTCTATGGCAAGTGCAAGTGCTGTTGCAATATCTCGCCTCACCATTACTTCAGCAGAAGGATTAGAAAGCTGGATGAGCCTGTTTGACAACTTAACCAGGCAACCAACTGCCTTTGGAGATAAGCTCAACTGATCCAAAGTCAAGTCGCTACCTGTAATGGCAGCATTTTCTCCTGGCCAATAAGCTGTTGCGCCACCAGTCTGCTTAGGAATTTCAACCGGGGAACCAGTAAGATTGTCAAGAACGGTTGCCCCAAGCGCAATACACACCGCCCTGTCATATAACATCTCAATCAATTCTGCTATGTGCTGAGTGGGAACTAAATATCCCCCTGCCGAATCAGTCCCTTGACTCATTGCCCTCTTGCGTGTCTCATCGAATACTTCTTTCTCGAACCCTGCGTCTTTCCAGTCGCTCCAGCGAATCGCCCGAATTGCTTTCAAAAACGAAAACTGCTGCTTTCCTTCATTTACCCCAGGCAAAGAAACTCCAGCGGATTTCCTCGTTCTAAAAAGGTCTTCCATCATCTTAATTCTTGCGTCCATTCCCAGCGTTGATGTAGTTAAATCCTTAATAGACGATTCAAGAGGATTAAATTTACCTTCAATCAAAGTCTTCTGTTTTGCCAACTCGTCTAATATAGCCTGTAAACTCATAGTTTACTTACCTCCTTTACCCTTTGGCTTCTTCTTGTCTTTTGCCATTTTTATTTTTCCTCAAAGTTAAATTTCACATCAAATAAAATACACAAATTATTTTGCCTGCTTTGTCAATTGTCACTTGGACTTGACAGCCAGCTTGGAATTTGTGTCTTGGATATTTCTGAATATCTGTTTCATGTGTTCATCCGATTCTTTTTCTCCTTCCTCTTTTCCGATTGGAGCAGGAAACATTTGTTGAATTTTCTTAACGACCTCTTCCATGTCGGCGACATGTTTTATCTCATACTCTGTTTCTTTTTCTCGTGTTCCAGGAATATAGTCAGATAAATTTATCTCTATTTTATCAGGGCTGATATTTTTCATTTTCTGTTCAACCAACTCAACCACCTTCTTCACGATAACATCAACCTGTTTTATGTTTATCACCGTGAGCCTTGTTTCAATCTGCTCTTCTTTACTGCGCAAGAGATTAATGGTCGAATCAGCAAATGCAATTTTTACAAATGCAGCAGAAGATAATTTAGACACAAGCGCCATAAATGTCTTTTCGTCTTTACATCCACTCCAAGCATCAGATATATCTTTATATTGCTTCATTTCCGGCGGCTCTTTACCTGCGTCTTTATAGTGTTTTGAAAGATGAGTATATATTCCTTGCGTCTCACCATCAGGACTAATGGACAATAAAAAGGTCATTACCTCGACAACACCTTTCCAATTCGTCATCATCTTTCCTTCAACTATGTCATGGTGAGGCATCTTATAACTTGCCGGATTATCCTTTTCTTCTCCGACCCAAGAAAACCCTTTTGCATATTTATCCCAATCAATCTTTTCTTTTCCTTCACCATCGTCGCTACTTGCCCACTTGGCAATGTTTGCAACTGCCTTGTCTTCATCCCAATCTGTTTCCATGTCCATCATCGGATACATTTCATGTGGAATTGCCATTTTGCAATTAATAGAAAAACTTTTATTCCCCTTTAAATGTTCCTCCGCCCACTTACCCGCAGATTCCATTGTCCACCCATCTTCTTTTGGAAAACGAAAAGACTGTAAAACCATTGCAGATGTATCTTCCCCTTCTTTCAATTTTCCAAATATCGCACTAACTCTCGGTTTATCTTCCTTAATTATTTTGGTTATAAAAGAATCCGGGTCAAATAATTCAGGCTCTTTCACTCTGTATTGAATTTCATTTTCTGTCTCTTCCAGTTTTTTCTCGATAGATTTCTTTTCAAGTAAAATTCTTTTTCTTGAATCAATATCTTTTCGATGGAAATTCTCAGATGTATTTAATGTTATTGTTTGCTCAATTATAGACTTAATAACGGGATCACTTTCGACGATAAGACTATTCTGAAGGGCGTTAGAATTTGCAGGCACAAGAACTTGACTCACCTCCAACAATTCAACTTCTGTGTATCTTCGACGGACTCCAGCCGGCCATACTTTAAATTCCTCGCTGTCAGGCGCAGGAGGGTCTTGAAACCCATGAGGAATAAATCCTACACTGAAGGCGGCAATTCCTTTCTCTGCCAGTTTAAATCCCCAATCCGCTTCTTCGTTCCCTTCTCCGACAAAATATTTAAAATCAGCGTGTAACTTATTGTCCTGAATGTAAATATTTTCTGCCTGTCCTATCTGGCAAGTCAACTTGTCGTAATTGTGAGAACTCAGTAAGATAGGATGTTGTTTGTAAGTGGGTAGCCGCTTTTCGTATGCCGATGCCAGAATACACTCTTTATATCTATCCATGGAGTCATCCGACACGACGGCATTGACAATATACTTTTCTTTGTCAACACTTTTTATCTTCGCCCGAAATATCTTATGTACCATTTCAGGCTTGTCTCTTTGCTTTATCTTGGTTATCATCTTTTAATCTCCCATGAGTAAAATTTCTAAATTAGAGATAAGGGAGATTAAGGATTCTTTGGATTATGGCCAAATGGATCTACATCAATAAATGATACTTTCCATTTAGACGCAGGAGAAGAAGCTCCGTTTGTCAATATGCCTTTAATTTTCACGAAACATTCAGTTGGAAATCTCATTCGATAAAAACTGGAAGAACCTGTTACTGTATTTGCGTATGCTCCTCCGAAAAGAGTTGTATGTGTACCTCCATAATCCGGAGCAAACCAAAATCCAGTATCAGAGCCTGAACCGGAAGAAGCAGTTGTCGAAGTGACAAGGGTATTTGTTACCTGAACCATATATATAGCAGATATTGACCCATAAGTAACATCGTCCAATGAGTATTCTGCATTAATAGTTAATGTTTCAGTTCCCGTAACGCTTGTAACATCGATTTGACACCATACATCCTTAACATTCTTAATAACTTTGGTCGTGCTGGTCTTCGTTCCATTTATCAAAAAATCCATCGCAGCCAAATGATTCTTGCTTGTCGTCGGAACTTTCAAGTCGAAATCAGCGGTCGCAAATACCTGACTTGTCGTTGCAAACATAGCTATAAAAGTCGAAATGCAAAACAAACCCAAAATTCTTTTCTTCATCTTTTTCATTGCCTCCCTTTAAATTTTCTATCTACTAAAAAAATAAACCCTGTAAGAATTCCTCTACTAACGGAAAAGGAAAATTCTCCCAGGGCTTCAATAAGTCCTCTGTGTATTTATTTCTAATTTATATTTTTCTTACCTAAGAGCTGTCCATTGGGGATTTCACTCCACCTTTATACTAAGTTCGATCTTGATAAATTTCTGATTCCCACTTTGCTCTTGCGTCACGCTGTTATGCGTCAAATCATTTTCATTGAAGAAGTCATATACCTGATTCATAAACTCCTCGTACAACTCAAATCCTTTCATTGGAATTATCTTCATCTCTGTAACCTATAATAATATTATTATAGAAAATGTAAACTATTTTTTTAAAACATTTACCAAATTATATCTTTCTTTCTCCAAATCCCATAAGAGGAATATCAATAAAAATCAACTCCTCTCCAAATACCGTTTTGATATATTGCATAATAGCAAATTTAAAATCAATAGTTGTTCTCATATTTTCCTTTCTTTGTTATCACTAAACCCTACTGATAAAAAATCTATTAAAGTTAATTCACTCTCCCAAACCCACGATGATTTATTATTGAACATCACCCAATATTTATTTCCCGCTTTTTCATTTGCGAGAATTTGAATAACGCCCTCTCCTTCTCCTGTCGTTTTTACAAATTGTGCAAGAGCAAATTTAAAATGAACAGTTGTTCCTATGTCTCTTTTTTCCTTCAACTCTCTTCTGTGATGAAAAGATAAAATAGATTCAACAAATTGCTCTTTTTCCAATTTTTTAAACCACCCAAATAAACCACCTATTGTCGTATATTCTCTTTCCCATATCCCTGTTACTTCTTCTATCTCCTTACTCCCACATTCAGGACAACACCCATAAAAATCCATTGAATCTATAACTGGAAAATTGGCATGTTTCTGACACTTTCGCATTACATGCCCACTCTTGCATCTATAGGCCTCTTGGTGCTTAGTTTTTTCAAATATCAATGCCATTCTTATTTTTCTCCTTTCTTTTTTTGTTTCATCCAATCAACTTCTTCTTTGGTGGCTTCAATTAAAACGGTCACTTTCGGGCGCTTTTCTCGAAGCGTTTTTATCTCATCATCTTTTGTTGTTATTATGGGCAGAGTCACGCATCTACAGTTTATGACTTCTCCTGGTTCTCCCTCCATATCTCCCGGATACTTCAATCCACTGCTTCCACTAAATCCTCCTTTTCCTCCAAAGTCAAATTCCTCGCCCAGCGTTGCAATAGAACCTTCAAGCGCCTTATGGCTATCTCTGACCGCCTCATCCAATGCCGTTATCCACTCGTGCTTTTGAACTCCTTCTTTTTCCAACTGGATAAACCGTCCAGCGTTTATAGAAGAAGCAGACTCTGTACGGGCAATGGTCAATGTCCTACCGGATGCCATATTGTAAACCCCTTTAACTCTCTCCGCCAATTCATTAACTCCTTCTCCCGCAGTTATTCCTTGCGTCAATACATCTCTGAGTTGATCCTTAATTGTCTCGACCATTCCTTTTGGAATCTTCGTCACCCTCATTTCCATATATGCCAAAAAGGCTTTATCAAGAGGATTAAATATAAAGCTGGAAGTTCCGACTTGCTCAGCCGCCATCTCAGCCCCATCCTTCAACGACAATTCATATAGCGGGCGAATTAATTTTTGCATAGCCTTGATTTCAAAATCCTCGTTAAATATTTCATCTGATACGTCTTTACTTAAAGAAGAATGCAATTTCTCTAATACTCTCGAACGTTGTTCAAACAAAAATCTTTTAACTTTACTATGAAAAGTTTTCTCTAATGGAATTTGCTTGGCAAGAAATATCTTCCAGTGAACTTCTGCATTTACTGTTTTTTTTTGAGTTAGCTTCTTCACGAGAATTAACTTCTTTGGTTTAATTTCAATTTGTGCTTTAATAGCGTCTTTAGGCAGTTCATAAGCAATCTTTATCCGTTGTTTTTCTTCTTCAAATTTAAATTGAAATGCTTTCTTGGGGTCTAATCCCTGCGGAGTTCCTTTAAGTATTTGCCTTGCTTCTTCAATTTTAGGTTCAAGAAAAGTCGTTCCTTCGCCGCTAGATATAGGCATCATTCCAAGAGGCTTCCAGGTTACATCCCCCCAAGGAACAGCATCCATTCCTAATCCTAGTTTCTTGTTAATCGCGTTGATTGGCCAACCCATCAAAGCCATACGTTCAGCGGAAGCAAGCTTTTTCTCAAAATCTTCTTGAAGGGCTTCAATTGATTGTCTATTAAATTCTCCCCATATCTGCCTATTACCAATATTACTAAATAAACTCCACCATAATGTATTGACAATAAGCTCTTGTCTTGGAATTATACACTCCTGCCAGAAACTCTTTCTTGCCTCCTTTACGCCTTCATACGACTTAATGTCTTCATAAATTCCCATTGCGACAGGGTTTGCCTTATAGACAGCGAATATCTCAGTGCGCCCCATTTTCTTCATCTGTATAAAGTCCATATCTTTTTGAGATATACGAGCTTCAATAAACTTGCCTCCCCCTTCCAGAATCCCTATTCTATGCGCTTTATTTGCCCCTTTATGTCTATCTTCAAATTGATTCAATAGTCGATTATATTGTATATCGTTTAATCCTTCTTCATATTGGATAAATCCCCCGGTAGGTGCCCCTTCTTTAAAAAACGCCCTATTATATTGATTCGCAAAATACTCCTGGTCAATGCCTATCGTTGCCGCTGTCAATGGAGAAAGCCCTCTGTAGTCATCATAAGGGTTAAAATATTTGATTTGAATTATCTCGTGCAATCCAAAAACGACATCTTCTACCCCACTATATTTCCAGCCTAAAAGTATCTTTCCTTTAGAATCGAATATTGGCTCGAATCGTAAAGGATCAAATGTCCATATCTCTTTTGGAATTTGAGCAACATTTTCTCTTCCCTCTAAAATTAGAAACGCTTCTCCTCTTAGATCAAGATATGTAGATACCGCCTCAATGAGAATTTCCATAGACATAAATGGATTGGGCTTCTTCAAGACTGAATATTCTTCCGGCCATTCAATAACTTTTTTACTTTCTGCATCTCCGTATTTGCCTTGATATGCAACAAAAGGTGTACGAGCTATATTCATTGCAATGCTTCTTATTGTCGCATAGACCCATACGGATTGACTATAAGGTTTGAGGACTTCTGACTGGGACGAAAACAAATTACGAAGGGAGCGATAGATGGTAAAATCATCTTTGAGTGGGCCGACTCCTTTTTGTTGAACGATTGGCATTGTCTTACTTTTGTTACTTTTTGACTGCCTCGTCACTTTCTTTGCCATTTTTATTTAACTCCATTGAGGTGTAAGGATCAATATATTTTTTTGGAATAATATATCTCCCTGTGCCTAAATCATAATTGACAAAAATATCCATTCTAAAAATATTTCCTATCTTTTTATTATCAATTTTCAACCACAATTGATCCATTTTTTAAATCTCGAATTTTAATCTCAAATTCATCGACTTCATTGATCATACATATATCAATATAGTCAACATCTATCTCTTCTGGGACTATATCATCAATCTTCTTTTTTATGTCCTTCCATTTCATCGTTATTATATTCCCTTTCTTAATTTAGTAAATAGTATTTTTAAAACATCAACTTTATACTTCCTTCTTTTTGCTTTCTTACAGACACCGTTTTTTCTCCATCATCCAATACATTAATGATTATTTCATAACATGGAATCATTTCTCCTTCTTTTTTCTCCTCGAACTGCTCAGATATACCTTCCATAATAAAGATTGGAGGATAATATAAATGCTCGACTCTCGTCGGAGCAAATCTCATTTTTGCCAAAATCATAGCCACATCATTTGACTGCTTCCTTATATAATCCTCTGATACAGTAAATTTTCCTATCTTCAAATTACATTCTGCTTTCTTATATCATTCTAAACCGTATTTCTTTCGTATTAATAAATGGATACGCATAACACAATATAATTGCATCTGCCCTGTTAGGAGATTTTATTCCTCTTGTTCTCATATCTTTCTTTGACTCTATCAATATTTTCCCGCCACCTGTAAATTTATATTTCGGTTGGCAAAGTTCGGTTATTGATTGTTTATCATTAATAAGAGAAATCAATTCGTCTGACTTATATTCTTTAACTTTATTCTTGTGTTCATAAGTTCTTTCGATTCTCCTTCTCATCAACCACCAAAGTTGTGCTTTAAGATTAGCAAACATATCACTATTCTTTTTACCTTCGCAGTAATTGCCTCTTGTCGGGCTTTCTCCGGTGCAAACACCGATCGCTGTCAACCACTCAAACTCTTTATTGCTTAGCTCTCCTTTTACTCCAGCTCCTACTCCAATATTATCGTACATCAATATATTGCAATTATTTTCCTTGCAAATAAAGGCGGCTTTACGTGCAGACTGAGTTGTATTGCCTTCTTTCCAAAACCAAATCTTAAAAACTTTCATTCCTTTGCGCATGTAAAGGCAATTCTCATCTCCTCCTTCATCTGCAACATCTAATCCAGCGACAATCTCACCGCTATCAATCCCTTCCATTTCAAAGTTAATAACTGCTTGAAGATATTCATTTGCAATACAGATATTCTCGGTCGAGGTAAAATAATCTCTGTCGATTTCCTGAGCGACGATAATCGGGTCTAATTTTTCTTTTTGTTGCGCATACCACTTCTCAGATTTACGAGGGTCATCTCTCCAGTCAAATACAAACACAGGTATCTTGCCCCCATGCCGTTTATGGTAATATGGATTTCCCGCTCCATTTGGAGTTGACATATCTATCTTAACATCACTATTCTGAGACAATGCGGATTCAATAAGAAGAGGCCTCTCGTAAAATGCAGACTCATCCTTGAAATAAATACTAGAGCGACCTCCTCTTCCAATATTATCTCCCGCCTCTCCTGTTATAGTTGAGTTGTTGAATGGGTTGACAAACTTCATGAACGTACAATGTTTATCGATCTCAAACCCAATAGGAAGAATTATCTTTGGAAGGTAACGCAATAAAATACGCCCTTTCTCAAATATACTGTCCGGGTCTCCTACCCTGTCGACAAGAGCCTCTTTCCTGCTCCCAAAGCTAACTTTAGATCCTTCGTGAAATAAGAATAGCCAGAGAGAAAAGGCCATGCTTAAATATGTGACTCCTGCATCTCTGCACTTTTCTACGAGCCCATCCTCTTTTTTCTCATATCTTTCTTTCAGCCATAATATATATTCTTTCTGTCTCTCCCACATAACAAATGGAAGCATCGCAGGCGTTGAACGAGGGTCATATGTCATCATCCAATCATCAATAAAATCAATTGGACTAGATTTATAATGCATTAATGCGGCACGTCGCGCAGAGACAGAAGAAAGAAAACATAACAATAATTTCTGTCGTCTAATTAAGATATGATTATTAACAAGAGAAATTTGATCTTTTATTTTATTCAAACAATTATTTCTCCTGTAATTTTTATTTTATCAACATGGTCTTTAAGCGCGTCAAGAAAATCAATTCAGAAATTCCATTCGGAAATAACCCATAATGGATATCTTTTTCTATCGTCAAAATAAGTTTTATTTTCATTTTCTATTTTCCATTTTTAACTCTATAAAGAAATTGTTCAGAATAAATTCCACTTGTTCCACTTCCTGATAATCTCTTGACCATGATATAATGGATATATTCAGTGGTCGGTTTTGACTCAACCTTAATTACAACACCTATAAAATCACTTATCCTGTAACCTAAATATTTGATGCTATGAACAACCTCGTCTCCTATTTTAAAATTTGGACATTCATAAGGGGGTATATCTTTGCCTTCCATCTCGATCTGTGCAATTTCTTGTTCTAATATTTCCTTTTCGCTAAACGCTACCGTTGCACTTCCATTGATTCCATTTACAATTGAAGAATAAAACATTTGCATTCCAGTCGCAGAAAGAAGCAATGGTTCTGCAAAAAACAGAATCGCAATTACAATCAGGCTTCTTCCTGTTTTCATCTATCATTCTCCTTTTTATTTCTGGGTTTAGAAGGGGATAAAATTATCCACAACAAACCAATTAGGAAAAGAGAATAAAAAATGTTAATAATGCATGTTCAGTAGTCCAATTATCTATCATATTGTTCTCCTCTTAAATTTATTCTCTTTTTCTTTATTACTACTACCTAATTGCAAAGGTTCTTTTATTGTATTACTTGTCAAAACACTCACATCAACAGACTTTATCAATTCGAGATATTTCTGAGTTGCCAATTCCGGCGTCATTAATTGCATTTCATTAGCTTGAATAATAGTAATTGGATTTCCTTCCAATTTGACTCTCTCAACAAACATTCCCAAATGCTTTGCTAAAAGTTCAAGCGCCCTATTGGAACCTCCCGAATCAAACGCATATTCCCCCGTTGCTATTCCTAACTTATTTAATACTGGTTTTGCCTGCATACACCTTTCAACAATTTCCTTTAGCTTTTCAACAATCCACTCAGGAGTTACCTTTGTTCTTTCCTCTAATTTTCTATAACACCAGTCAAGAGCAGATTTGATTTTATTGTTTTTTAATTGTACATGTGCGGCAACTCCAGCAGAAAAATAACTATTGGTAGGAGAAAATCCAGCATGTTGAGCGGATTTAGTCGCATTGTCCGTAATAAGATATGTCCTGACGAACTTCGCCTGCTTTGCGGACAAATCAAATTTGCTTATAAGCGTACCTATACTTATTCCTATATTATCCTCCTCTTCATCCTGATCGAGATTTATCCTATTTATTTTCTTTTGCCTCTTTTGAGAAACATCATACTCAAATATAAGGCTCTTTAAATTATTTGCAAATTGAGAATCATTCTCTTTTTTTGCTTTTACGAAAAGAAAATTAAGCAAAGATTCCATAGTCAAACGAGTATATTTCTTTTTTGTCTTCTTCAATTCAAAATTCTTACTCACAAATACATTTTCTTATTTTCTTCTCTTCTACTTATCCAAAGTTGAACTAATATCTCGAAAAACTATTTGGTCGATTCTATCTTTAAAACAATCTGCCAAAATTTGAAATATTTTCTCTTCGTCGATCATTTTTATTTTCTTTCAAACTTATTCTTTTTTTGCTGCTCCAGTTCATAATGCCGCTTTGCTTGTCGAATTAAATCTATGAGATCCCGCAAGTTTGCCTTGACAAAATTCGGGCACATATTTGCCATTGTCCAATCCTTATAAATTTGTTTCTTGGAATAATTCTTGACGTTTGCTTTGAGACGAGTTCCCAATCGAAAGACCTTGGGAGTAATTTGATCGAGCATCGTAAGCCCTTGTTGATCACAACGAACAATACATTTATCGTAATGTATCTTGTCAGTAACGACCTCATTATATTTAAAAAAATTTCCGACAGAAATACTCGCCTTCAGATGTTCACAATCTTCACAGGAAATCAATTGTTGTTTGTCTTTCATTTTTATTAATACAAAAATAACCAGAAAAAATTATAAACCTATACACTATATTATATTTAATCTCTAAGAATTTCTTAATAAAATATCAAGAGAAATTAAACGAAATATATTTTTATTATTTTCTTTACAAATTAAAGAAACTGCATTATAATTGTATTTATTAAATGACTTAAATAATCCTTATAAAATATATTTATTTATTTATCTTGACAATCTTAATAAAGTAGATTATAATAATAATATAAATTTAATTCAGCAAAACTTTTTGAG